GTATACTTCTACCCCAGCGACCAGCAGCCTAACGACTACCCCGCCGATCTCATCATGGTGGACGTTCAAGGATGGTACGAACAGCAAGTGGGCTCGACGTTCGAGGTCGGCCCCGTCCAGGTCATCAAGGGCCAGAAGACGGCGGCGCAGTACCAGGACAACATCTGGGGCGACGTCCTCCGCGAGCTGGGTTACTACTGTGGCACGGGGATACACGTCATCTTCGTCCATCTCAGCATCGGCTTCACGGGCGGCGGCTCCTGCGATGCCGACTACCAGAGCTCTAGCGCGGGCGGAACGGCGATGATCGCGGAGGGGCTGCACACGGGCATCGTGGCGCACGAGCTGGGCCATGCCTTTGCCCTGCCCCATTCCACCTGCGAGTCGGTCATGTGGTGCTGGGGGCTCTACCCCGACGTGGGGCTGCTGGACGTGGAGATACAGGCGCTACAAGCCAGCCCCTATTTCGCCGACGGCAATGATACAGTCTGTGAACCGAAGTTTAATCCACATGGCAAGCTAGTAGGGAAATGTCGCTGATGTCTAAGTACATCGTGCGCAAGAGGAAGTGGCCATTCTCTCCTCCCCTGAAGCGGCCCTGGGAGCTGATCCGCACCTCCGATGGCAAGCCCGTCGGCTTCTTCGCCACACCAGAAGAGGCTCAAGCCGTGGCAAAGGATGCAGAGAAGGGTGCTGCCGAAGAGGAGTGAGCGATGGAGAGATGTACAGTACACCACACCTATACACATGAATGTGACTGTGGTGAGACTTGGAAAGTGGGAGAGTTGGCCGAGGCGCAGGGGAAGCTGGAGGCGGTATTGGCATGGCGCGAAGGATGGAAGGGGCCATTGCCTGGCCTTGACCGCATCCTGTCCAAGGAGGGGAACGAATGAGTAGTCCACTGACCGAGAGCAGCGATGTCCGTTGGTTCCCTGTCATAGTTGACCGTATGGCTAGGCCAAGGAACAACAAGATACCGTGGAAGCTAGCTGAAGTCGTGTATACGGGGTATAGCCGGCGCTACGGCACAGATCAGTCGTTGGAGCGTATCGCGGAACGCGGGGGATTCGGCGTACTAGAGATTGCTGACCACCTTGGAGGCACTATCGCTGAACTAGAGGCCGAGAACGCCCGCCTACAGACCCGCGTGGAGGAGACCGAGCGTGAGCGCGACCGCTACAAGGCGCTGGCAGAGCGGCGCGGGGAGGTATTAAGCCATATGATAGCGTTCTTCGCTGACGGCGCTCAGGGCGATTATCGGCTCCTAGTCCGCGAGGCCCGTGCTGCCCTAACCCAGGGGAAGAAGGAATGAGCGAACGAAAAGAGCGGCTGCGGCGGAAGCTGGCGGCGGGGCATCCGCCCAAGAAGCGGTTTTGTGCAGATCCCACTTGCGGTTGGTGGGGTCTTTCTTCGGTCAGCATTCGCTGCCCGCACTGCAGAGGGCGGACGGTATGAAGACCGTGCTGGTGTTTGGACTGTTCCATCTGATGCAGATTGTTTGCACGGTTGTGGCCATCGGGGTGGTGATACTGCTAGGAGGCGATGGTGCAACCCAAATAATGGCAGGGATGTATGGATTGGCTCTAGGCACATTCCTCACAGGGCCTGTTGCTAGTTATGCGCTAGCGCGTCATCTTGGAATTGAAGATGTCTAACCTTCGGCCCTGTGGCTGTCCTGAGAGCCATCTTCACCAGCGGCAGACCTCTCGCTGCTTCGACTGCGCTAAGTGCGTAGCTGGAAAAGTGCGGAGTCTGTCCAATCGCGGGCAAAGCGTAATGCCTAGTAATAGGCAGGTTCCGGTCTTCACGATAGCCAAACGGAAGAAGTTAGTGAGGCCTTCATGATTGACTGGAACGCGGTTCTCTCCTGGCCTAACCTTCTTGCCAACGGCATCATCCTTATTCTGGCTCTAGGGGCTCTTGCCTGGGGTTACTGGTGGAAGGGCCGACGACGGCGAGAGTCGAAGTTGCCTAGAGAATTGGGGGAGATGTTGGACAGGGTGACGGCTGAGCAGGAGGCTATGTGTGATCCTCCTACTGATCTGTCTCGGTGCAATAGGCCAATGATGGGCTCGCGTTGTATCAGCGTGGCTGGACACGGTGGGCCACACAATTGGCCTCCACCACTGAGAGGCCCCTCATGACGGACATCAATGTCACTCCGAGGGTGAGTTGTGAGCCTGAACGCTAGCCTATTCTTCACGTCGGCTGGCTCGGACTGTGAAACGCCCCAGACCACGTTCGATGCGCTTAATGAGGAGTTTCACTTTCAGCTTGATGTATGCGCGACGCGGGAGAGCGCGAAGTGCAGTGAGTATTTGGGGGTGAGCGACGATGCTCTAGCCGTGCCCTGGCACGGCCCTGCCTTTATGAATCCACCTTACGGTCGCAAGATTGGGAAGTGGTTGCGTAAGGCTTACGAGGAGAGCAAATTGGGCATCACGGTCGTTTGTCTGATTCCGTCTCGAACCGATACAGCATGGTGGCATGACTACGTAATGAAGGCAAGGGAGATTCGATTCATCCGTGGACGTCTGCACTTCAATGGGCACAGGTATGGTGCACCTTTTCCCTCTGTGATTGTCGTGTTTGGAGCCAAGCCGTGACAGACATCAACGTCACCCGCGAGGAGCTTGCCCTCATTGATCATATCCACGAGACCCTCAAGATGTTCGGAGCGTTGCCCATGGAAAGGCAGGGAGATATGCAGGAATTCGGAATCATATGCCAGCGGTTGCAGGACTTCATAGCTGCCCGTGCCACCTATCGTCGTATCACTACGGAACGCAGGCTTGCTAGCAACGGAGGGCAGGATTCTGGCAGTTGAACCTGAACCTGATCAGCTGGCCCGACTCCTGGCGGCGAAGGTCAAGGCAGAAGATGCGATCAAACAACGGGAGTCGGAGGATGTGGAGCGTCGTGATCTGGACGTCGTGGACTGGGGAGAGGCGAAGTTCTACATCCCCGAGACCCGCTCACCGATCCGTTTCCTTCCTCACCAGGCGGGCGTTCTCCGCTACGCCCTGCGCCGCCTGACGCCCGACGACTCCCGTATCCGTCAGTTTCCCAGCCTTGCGGTGCGCGAAGGTTACTTTCCCTTCCGCACTGTGCTATGGTCGACGCCGAAGAAGCGTGGCAAGAGCACGGTTGCGGCGGTCGTGGGTCGCTACATCGCCGAGACCCAGTCCCGCTTCGGAGAGGTCTATCACTGCGCCAATGACCTTGAGCAGGCCAAGGAGCGCTCCTTCAAGTTCATCAGCGACAGCATCCGCATGACGCCTGGCTGTGTCCAGAGGGGCGGCGATTGGGTGCTGCCAGAGCAGTGGATCGCTCAGAAGACGCGGCAGGAATGTCTCAGCTCGGGCACGATTATCAAGGCCGTGAGCACCGACGCTCGCGGTGAGGCTGGTGGCAATCCCGACCTGACGATCTGGACGGAGCTCTGGGGCTTCGTTCACATCGACGATATCAGGTTCTGGGAAGAGATGAAGCCCGTTCCTGCGAAGCCGGACAGCATGCGTTGGGTTGAGACCTACGCGGGCTTCGAGAACGAATCCACTTTGCTCTATGAGCTGTATGAGCTCGGCAAGGCGGGGACGCAGCTGACGGCGGGGCAACTTTCTGAGGCGACTGGCGCTTCCCTCGATGCCTTCGCTGAGACCAAGGGCGATCCGGATGCCCTCGTGCCGGTCTGGGTGAACGAGGGCGCGGGCGTTCTCATGTACTGGGATAGTGGCCTGGCTGCGAGGCGGCTGTTGCCCCACGAAGATCCTGAGATCGCGGCGGCGTACTATCGTGAGGAAGAGCAAAAGAACACCCCCACGGAATATCGGCGGCATCACCTGAACGAATGGGTCGGTGCCGAGAGCGACTTCATCCCCATGCCGCTATGGGATGTCTGCTCAGAGCCCTGGGACGCTGCCGCCGAGACTGGCCTTCCCCCCTTCCTTCCTGGCGACCCAACAAAGGCTGTGCTGGCGGCGGATGCAGCCACGACGGGAGACTGCTTCGGTCTCTTGGTCGTCACCCGCCATCCCCAGCGCCATGACGATATCGCTGTGCGGGCGCTGCGCAAATGGGATCCAAAAGAGGAAGGCGGTATCATCGACTATTGGGGGCCTGAGAGTTTCATCCGCACCCTCTGCAAGGGGGGTTGTGCTTTGGGCCATTTCCAAGGCGATGGCTGGCGGCTCGACGAAGAGGGAGCCGAGAAGCTCATGAAGCCGATCTGCGAAGCCTGCCGTCACAAGGAGCTCGTTCCTCCTTACAAGATCGTCCAACTCGCCTACGATAGCTTCCAGCTGGTGGACATGATGCAGCGCCTGCGACGGGAGCAGGTGGTCTGGGCTGAGCCTGTTGATCAGGGCAAAGAACGCTCGCAGGCTGACCGAGCGCTGTACGATCTCATCGTGAACCGCCAGCTGGCCCACGACGGCAATCTCGAGCTGCGCGAGCACATCCAGAATTCGAAGGCTAGGCTGCAGCGTGATGAGGATTCCAAGCTGCGCATCGTCAAGAAGGCTCCGCAGCGTAAGATCGATCTCGTGGTCTGCCTGAGCATGGCAGCCTTCCGCTGCAAGTATTTGCTTCTGTAACGGTTCCGTTTCCGGAACTCCTTCCCCTGCGGCGCTCTCTTTTCTGCGTTATATTGCTCAAAGGTGAAGGAGTTGACGCCGATTGATTACGGCTACCAGTAAACCTGATCTCACGCGGCTCGTGAACTCCATCATGGAAGGGACACACGGGTTGCCTCTGGTCATGAACACTAAGGGGGCCTGGGCCGTGCTCTGGGGGCCTGGCTACCCGACCCTGACCATCGAGCTACCGTGCTGCCGTTACACTTATCCCAATGCGGAAGCCTTGCCCTCTGAGGACTTTCGCTGTCCTCATGGCGAGTGGCTGATAAAGTATGCCTGACAACGGTGATGATGGCGGCGGCACCAAGGAAGTAGATCCTGCGGCTCTGGCACGGTCGGTCATTGAGACCCCCAAGGCTCAGGCTGCGAACGTTCCTTCCATCGAAACCTCGCTGCTTTGGTTCGTAGCACAAGCTGCGAGCGCGATTACGCAGTGGGGTCGCAACATCAAACTCCGTGACCGCCAGTTGCGTGATTTCTACCCGACGGAGAACTATTTCACTGCGGGTTTGGGCACGGTCAGTGCCAGGAACGCAGCGTTCAACTGGGAGCTGGCGGGCGGCGGAGCGCTGGTGCGCCACTTCCAGGACGTGCTGATGAACGCCAATCAGGGCGAAGGTTGGCACAATCTTATTGTGAAGACTAGCATCGATCTGTACACACAGGACAACGGTGCATTCTGGGAGCTCGTTCGCATGACCGACACTCCCTCTGCGCCGGTCATCGGAGTCAACCATCTGGATTCGGGTGAGTGTTGGCATACGGGCGACCCTCTAAAGCCTGTTGTCTATCGCAATCATCAGGGCAAGTTTCACTTGCTGAACTGGTGGAACGTCAAGACCTTCGCTGAGATCCCCGCTCCCATCGAGAAGCTCCATGGCATCCAGTTGTGTGCCCTCACGCGGCTCCTGCGGTCTGCTCAGATTCTTCAGAATGTCACAACTTATGAGGAAGAGAAGACGGGCGGGCGCTTCATGCGGGCTATCCATCTGATCAAGGGTATCTCGACTGCTGAGATCAACGATGCGCTGGCGCAGGTGGCAACTCAGGCCGATCAGATGGGTCTGGTGAAGTACAGCCAACCGATGATGGTTGGCAACGTCGACCCGAAGGCCGACGTGGGCCATGACACGATAGAACTGGCCTCCATGCCAGACCATTTTTCTAAGGAAGAGGCGGTCAAGCTCTACATCACTATCATCGCGATGGCCTTTCTCAGTGACTATCAGGACTTCGCCCCGCTGCCAGGTGGCAATCTAGGCACGTCCACGCAGAGCGAGATCCTGCACATGAAGAGCCGTGGCAAAGGGCCTGCTCTCTTCATGGGGTTGATCTCCAACGGGGTCAACTTTGCTGTGTTGCCGGAGGGTGTGCAATTCAAGTTTGCTGAGCAAGATCTTGAGGCTGATGAGGTGCAGGCGGACATCCGCCACACCCGAGCAGACACCCGCAAGATCGATCTTGAGAGTGGTGTGCTGACCATACCGGCTGCACGGCAGCAGGCGCTGGAGAAGGGTGATATCTCGAAGGAACTCTTCGAGCAGCTGGCTGCTGAAGATGAGGAACAAGCGGCGTTGGCCTTGGAAGATCAGTTGCGCGGCGGCGAGAAGCCTGACGTTAATGAGGAAGAAGTATTGCGGGAAGGTGAAAAACAGGAGGTGCGACAGCCTGCCAGGGCTGGCCCCTTTCGAGGAGCAGCGGATACAGAGGGAGAGGAAGCTGCGCCTTGCTGTTCAGAGGGCTCTTGCTGCTATACAGAAGAACGTAATCCGGAAGCTTCGTAAAGAAGCCCGCGAGTCTCGCAACGGTCTAGTCATCGGAGTCAGAGCGATCTCTGACGTTCCTAATGACCTGTCATTCTGGGATCAGCAGAAGGACGTCTTCATGTCGGAGGTGGGCAGCCAGCCCGCCGAGACCATTATGGAAGGTGCTCTCCAGGCTGAGCAGCTGGGCCTGGCGATCAACCTAGACCTCGTCAATCAAGAAGTTCTAGACTACGCAGGGCAGTTCACGAACGAATGGTGGCAGAGGACAGCTTTCACCACTCAGACTGCTCTGCGTAGTGCTATCACAGATAACATCGCCACGGGCGCTCCGCTTCGGGTGTTGGAGCGGAACTTGGAGCCCCTGTTCGGGCGGGCGCGGGCGCGAGTGATCGCGGCCACTGAGACAACCCGTATGTATGCTGAGGGCAACCGTCGGGCTTACAAGTCTGCGGGAGTGCGACAGGTGGAGTTCCAGACGGTGAGAGACGCACGGGTAGACCCTCTATGCGATGCCCTTCAAGGACAGAAGCTGGACATCGATGACGAAGCGAATTTCCCGCCGATTCACCCGCGCTGTCGGTGTTGGATTGCTCCAATAACGGGAGAGGGTGAAGTGCTCACGCGGTCGGAGACCGTGCCAGGAGCGCCCAAGTCGATTGAGACACAAGCCAGCGAGCTGCTGTCTTCGGCCCGTAAGGCCAGGCCGTCTGTAACGCGAGCGCTCAATAAGGTTGTGAAGGCCCGCGACGGCAAGCTTATCGGCAGGCAGTTTGCTGTCAAGACCGAGAAGTCTCTCATCAGCAAGATGAACGAGTTGGTGAAGTCAGGAACTGATCCTGGTGTTGTTGGGACGGGAATCAACGACTCTCTCCGCTACACGATGCAGTTTTCCAAGTCGGCTTATGCCAAGAGCTCGCAGGCCGCGCTTGTTGAC